GCATCAGATGAAGTATTAGCTAATAATAAATCTGATGGTTTTTTTTCTACAAGTATATAATTTGGATTTGTTACGAAAATAGATGACTGATTTGCCCCAGATGAATTAGCAATAGTTATTATAGCGTGCTGATTATGTGTTGTAATATATACTAATGTAGCATTACTGACAGTATTACCAGTTGTGCCTAAATAAATTGCATTTGATAATGGTTTTATTATATTCACAGTATTATTCTTTATTAACTATTGACATGGGCATCTTCGCCTCTATTATAAGAAGCAGGCATTTGTTGTCTATTTGTGCGTTCAGGAATTGAGGTATCTCTAAATGGCAATCCATTTTCATTTTTAACAGGGTAATCAATTACATTAATAGTATGTTTATCCTCAAATTCCTGTTCATCCCCAGATTTTGGTAAATAACCACCTTTAAACATATCACTTGCTACTCTTGGACGCATGGCATCTAATTTAGAAGAAACTTTAGCTGCTAATATGTTATTGACAGAATTAACGAAATCTGTTGCATTTCTAGCCTGCGAAAAATTAATTAAATTTTTACTTTCATTGATAGTATTTCCATTATATTCTTCACCTAGGCCGCGAAGATTTCCATCATGAGGACCACCTTCATTATGTGATAAATAATGGCTTTTGCCACTTTTATCTTTTTTTATTTCGCCATTAACATAAGATTTTGCTTGATCTAAAGTTTCATGTGGTCTAATATTTTCCCATACGGAACTACCAAAACGTGGATGATTTACCGTTCTACCCTGAACCATAAATCCATGTTTAAAACTACCATCTTCTTGTTTAATTGAATTTGGGACATATCTTATACGATATTCCTCTCTATGGGATTCATCTTTACTTTCATTGATTATTGTCATTTTCATTTCCTTATGTCTAAATAATTTATGCTTTATTTTATTTAGTGTTATTAGATTTTGGTTTAGGTGCCGGCGTCGCGGCTTCTGGATCAGGGGACATTTGTGCCTGTTGTAATTGAATTTTCAACTGAGACTGTGCCTGCATTTCCCCAATAGTAATATCTCTTTCAGCTTGCTGGAATTGTCTAGCATCTTCTTTCTGCTTATCAATTTCAGCATTAGCATCCATTTGAGCAATTTCTTCATTGGTCTGTTTTAGAATTGTTTTTCTAATATAACTTTCATCATAATATTTGCCGATATAAACTTCGGCAATACTAGCTAGATTAAGTCTTTCTTTCATAATTTGAGTTTGTTTTAATTCAGCAAAATAGTTATCTACAGTAAATGAGAATTTCAATTCTTCTTTGAGGAATTTCCAGTCATTACTATTAATAATTTTTTTGAGAATTAATTGTTTTTCTAGAAAGCTAAGAAATAAGCCCTGAAATCTAGTTCTCATTCTCTGTATCATTTTATAGAATTTAACTTCATCTCTACTGATACTATCAGTTTGTCCAAATACAAATGGGGAATCTGAGTTTAATCTATTAGTAGGAATATTTAATGAATTATATAATGCTTCCTTGAAATAAGTAATATCAGAAATATCACCTAAATTAGATGCGCCAGGAAGTGTAGAAATTTCTGTTCCTCTCCCGCCTTCCCTGCGAGGAATCCAATAGTCTTCAAGCATAGTAGCAAATTTACGTTCGTCCCTAACTTCGCCAGTAGATGCGTCATATACTAATTTATTCTTATGTTTTACCATCATGTCCCGAACATGTTGTTCAGCTTTTGCTTTTGGTAAATTTCCAATGTCAATGTAGAAAATACGTCTTTCTGGGGCACGGGAGATTCTATAAATTAATGCAGAATCTTCTACCGCTCTAAGCATATTCATTGGACGAATTGCTTTATGAAGATATGACAATACCATCTGATTAGTTTTATCAGTTAATCCAGACGTGCAAAATACGATGGAATCTTTGGCAATTTTTAAACTATATTGAGCGTTAAAATCTTTACCTGATGCATTAGACTTATTTGAGAATAGAAAATATTCAGTAACTTTCTGTTTTGGAATATCACCATTATTAGATTGTTGAACAAAATTTTCCCCTTTAAGAGTTCTAACTTCTCTAATTTTTCTAATGTTTCTTGGATCAATATTTCTTAATTCTTTAATACCACGACTAAGATTTTTTTCATCTACGATTGCATGATAATACAATCTGCCATCAATATACCATTGTCTAAAAATTTCATATGCTCTGTTATTAAAATTTAATAATTGAAGACAATATTCAAATTCTCTTTTAATGGAATATTTTAATTGATCAGGAATGTTGATTAAATCCATATTTAATTCGACAATTCTACCAGTATCATCATCAACTGAAATAGCTTCATTAGTTATTTCATCAACGGCAGTCTCTACTTCCGCCTGTAGGGCCATATCTCTATATCTAGTGATAAGGTCTGCCTCAGTCTTACTAGCGCCTTCTAGATCAACGTAGCTGCTAGTAAATCCACCAACAGCAATATTTACTCCACCATCGTCAGATATTGGTGGAGTAAATGATTGATTTTCTTCTTCTTTAGGAACTCTTTTTAATTCAATACCAAATAATTTCATAAATCATATCCTAATATTATAATAATTATATATTAGAGTATATTAAATTATTGATCAAATCCCTGATCTAATAACCAATAATCATATGCAAATGTTACGGGGAATTCTTCAATTGTATTTTGATTGTCCCATGAAAGGTCAATTGCACCAATTTGAATTGGAAATGCCCCAATCATTCTATATGTTCTTAATGGTAATCCATTTTGACTTAATTGAGTAACTGTGACATCTTGTTTATAATTTAATATTTGGGTCATAGCAGGATCACGAATATTAGAAACAGGTAAATTTAAGTCAAAATGCCATTCTTCAAAGGCACCTCTTACATCAAAAGTTTCACTATTAATAATTGAAATTGCCCAATTATTATATGTTCTATCCCCAGCTAACTTAACTTTTCTCCCAAAAAATCCAACATCAATATTACTAATAATACTTTCTGGAATTGACGCCGCCTTGGCCATATAAGACACTGCTGTTAAATTATCTTTACCGGCGGCAGAAGAAGAACTATTTGGGAAGTTACAAGTAACATAAAATAATGTTGGTCTTGCTCCACCATTAACTAATCTTGTTTTAAATTCTTCAATATTTGAAATCGTAGCCATTATATTTTATCTCCTTAAAAAATTTTAATAATAAGTAGTAGTTTTAATTACTACTACTTATGATGTCATTTGATAGCTTGCAAGGCTATCAGTATTACCAATAATTTCATTAAACTCTGTTCCCGTTGCAGTAGCTACGAAATTTAACTGAATGAAGTTAATTGATCTAGCAGGTTTAATATAGATATCAGCAATAAATCCATTTGTATCAATAACATCAGGAGTATTATTAGTTGTATCACAAATTAATCTATAATCATAAATTCCACGTCTACCTTTAACATCACGTAGAATTGGATCAATTTGTCCTACGAATTGTGCTCTAGTAAATTCATCATTCATTTCAAATAGTGTGAATTTTGCAACGTCAGAGATTACTCTTTGTAGATAGATGAATAATTGTCTGACGTTAATTCTATCAAAAGCAGAATTCATACCATAAGTTGTTTTATCTCCAAATAGAATTGCTTCTTTCCCTCTAAATTGAACATATGGATTAATATTAATTGGATTTGGATATATATCATCACGTTCTCGTTGAGAAGGGTTGAATTTAAGTTGACGACAAACTCTAACTTCGCCTCTATTAAACCCAGCAGGAGATAACCATGGACCGGCATTAAACGCACTTCTTGCTACTATACCAGCAGTATCCCCATTTAATGGAATATCAATAAAACTATCATTATACCGATTGTAAATAGTTTTATATCCAGAATCTAGAACTAAGAAAGATGATTTAGTAACTGCGTTTGCCCATAACGATAATGTTGTAGTAATATTATTAATGTCGGCTGATTTAGTTACATATTCTTTTTTAGGAGAAGCGAATGCCATACAATCGCGTCGAGTTTCGCATATTTCAGTAGTAATATAATTGATTAAGCCTTCACCATAATCCCCACCATTAGCTTTACCTTGTATTAGATAATCGACATCAATTTTGTCTTTATCTTTGAATAAATCATATCCCTCCATAAGAGTATTAAGGGCAATATTATCTTCTGTAACAGTATCGGAACCATTGCCTAGAAAAGCAGTATATGGTAGAGTATCTAAATTAGACATTAAAGTTGGATTTGTAATAGCAATTCCTGATCTATGATTAGCCCACCATACATAACTATTTTGTAAATCATTATTAATATTAATATGATAATTCGCACCATAGGCCGCTTTTTTATTTTGTGGAACAAATTTAAGATCAGCCCTAGTTCCTTGAGATTTAAAGACAACATTATTATCTTTATCTGCAATTACAGTAAATATTTTATCATTAACGTAATATGTATTAGCCCCTATTCCTCTTTTTAATTGAGAAGTAGAAGGGTCGGTATCTGATGCAAACGGCGCGCCAGGAAATGCTCTATTAGCAGGATTAGGAGTAAACCGATGAAATTCCCACTGTCTAAGCATAACCGCAGCCTGAGTAGTTCCGGCTAATCTGAAATTTTGCCCACTAACTATGATTGTAGATGTTGGACGAGTCCAAGCAGATTCTAGAGTTAATACTACGTTTGCACCAACAACTTGTTTTGATGCAATCAAATTAAATTGTGCAGGAAATCCATCAGTTTTACCAGTTGCAGATGGTCTAACTTCTAGAGATAACACGTCTCTATATGCAAACGCGGCGGCTAATACTGCGGCGGCGGCATTAGTAGCAGTAACAACGTTTGCACTTTTACTGCCCTGAACGAACATTACGTTTGCAGAAGCAGCAGAGAATTTTGGATTTAAATTTTGAACATAAGCATTAGCACTATCACACATGCTTATTCTAAATCCATTTGAAGTATTGCCACTGGTTCTAGCTACCCATAACACATTGGTATCTGTAGTATACCCATTAGCAGTAATTTTACTTCTCCATTGAGTATCATCAAGAATAGTTCTTCCATCAGCATTAGTTGTAGTGTAATTAGTAATACTGAAAGATTCTTGATTAGACACGGAAACTGGTCTATATGTTAGATTAACAGTTAATGTAGAAGCTGAATTAGATTGATTATTGGCTGTAATATTCATAAATCCTTCTGCGCTGATTGGAAAATCAGAAGAAGAATAAATGCCATTATTTACTAATGATAATGCAGTAATTTCACCATTTGAATTTGTGGTAACGCTAACGTTAGCCGCAGTATAGGTTGTTCCGCCAATAATGTTAATTATATTTGAATTTGAAAATGTTCCTGACTGAGTATTTAATGTAATAGTATCAATTTCGGTTGTAGTTTTAGCATATGCATTGAATGCAGTATTATTAGCCACCCGAACAACATACAATCCCTGTGAATACCCTAAATATTGGGCAGCGGTGAAAAATGTTTCGTCATTACCACCATCAGGTGTTCCGAAAATTTCAGATAACTCCTTTTCATTTCTAATCATAGTTGGTTCATTGATTGGTCCTTGTGCGAACACCCCAACGATAGCCCCAAATGGTTTACGTGGCACATTCTGGCCAGTTCGTGTTAAATCAAACTCTCTAACTTCAATTCCAGGGCTTAAAAGATTAATTGCCATACATAACTCTCCATTTAAATCTCTATTATTATTATTTTTATTTAGTTAATATGGCATTTTGGTATGATTAGTCGTATCTTAAAAATCTTTCAAATTCTGAATAACTTAATTCCCTGACTTCATCAGAATAATCATATTCTTCGGCAGAGGAAATCATAGGCAATAAATCTTCATCTATTAATTGAAAATTCTCACTAACTAATCTTTCTCTAACGTTTGTATCAGTCCAGTCTTTAAAATATGGCTGTTGCACTAACCATGCAAATAATACACAACACATTGCTAAATCATCATGATGACCTTCTGCCGCCTGATAACTTTCCCCCACTTCAATAAAATTATAAAATTCATCTTTAACCTGTTCATCTACCATTAATAATTTATCATTTTCTACTAATGATTTCAAGTTGGTGCAACCAATTCTTTTTACTAATTTAGTTGTTCTTACGCCAACAGCAGGTTTCATTCCAAATCCACTACTCATGGATTGCCCTGCGCGACCTTTGAATTGGGAGAAAATCATATTTTCATATTCCATTTCTCGATATAAAATATCTGCTACCTGTTGTCCGTTGTCATTTACTTCCACGCAAATATATGCATCATTAAATGACTTGGCAAATTGATAAATTATATTAGGAAATAATAATGGAGATATAGTATTATTTTTATATCTACCTACAATTTTATATGGAATTTCTGTTACATCAAATATTACGAATGCACAATAATCCCCACCAACCCCACGGGCAGTATCCACAATTATAATGTATAATCGTTTTCGATTTTCTTTTTTAGATGGATCAACATATATTGCCATATCCATATCTTCTTTAATTGGAATTTCTGTGGGAATATTTTGTAATTTTTCCGATGCAATTAATGTATTCTGTGATCCAAGGAATTCCACTCCATATTCCTGATTGAATTGCATTTGCGATGAATTTCTAATGGTTTCTTGTTGCCATTTTTCATCTCTACCAGGAACCATTGACCAATGAACAGATATAGGAACAAATGAATTTTTATTATTTTCGGCATCAATCCAAATTCTATAAAATCTATTCATCCCATTTGGTGTTGATGTAATAATCATTTTTGTTTCATCACCAGCAGAAATAGTAGGTAATACTGTGGCAAAGAATTCATTTTGAATATTCTCGGGAACGAATGCAAATTCGTCAAGATACACGCAATTATACGTCTTTCCTCTAACGCTATTACCTGAAGTTGCAGAAGCCTCTATCTTTGATCCATTTTCTAATATGATATTACCTTTGTTCCATTCAACTATGCCCTGTTGTAGCCATTTAGGTAAATGTTCATATGAGAATTGCAATCTACTTAAAATTTCCCTTGCCTGTGAGGATTTATGTGCAAGAACAGCAATAGAATAATTCTCATGAAAAAGAATATACCATAATAATACTGCCACAACTGTTTGGGTTTTACCTGACTGTCTAGGAATTTTACATATAGTAAATCTACAATTAACGAAAGTATCAACCATTTCCTCCTGGAAATCCCATAAAGTAAATGGTGTTAATCCTTTATTTAAGGTAATAATTTTAATATATTTTTTAATAAAATATTTTGGATCAACCATGCATTTTTTAAATTCGTCCAGTTGTTTCTTAGTATAATTTACTGGAACATTTACTTTTTTTAATCGTTGATTTCCTAGATAAAATACATTCTTATCAATAATAGTTGTCATTATTATTCCTCAGATTCATCGTCATCATGTTCTATCGTTTTTTGTTGTGGATTAATGGCCTGTAATAAATCCTTAGTGCTACCAACAAAAATATTGTTATTATTTATTTTACGATTATCATTATTTACATTAGTTGATTTTTCTCTTATATTAATATCAACTAATATTTTATTGGAATCAACTAAGGTTCTAATGAGATTAGCCAATACTTCATATGCTCTAGGATGCTCAGATTGCCTTGCCACATCTATAAGATCATCCAGAGAACTAGACCCTTTCATGATGATGTCTTTAATATTGAATTTTGCCTGTTCAATATCAGCATATTCCTCATTGGCACCAGGAATATTTAATTTTCTAGATAATTGGGTAGGTGTTATATTTAAAATTCTAGATAATTTATCTTTCTCATTATCTTTCTCATTATCAGACATTATATTCTCTCTTAATCATTATATTCAGATATATCTATGCTTATACCATAATCGTCTGTTGATTTAATATATTCAATAGGTATAGACAATTCACTATTAGATGTTGGGGAACCATTAGCAAATAATCCTGGTGTTATAGTAATGGTAGAATCTATGGCAGTATTTACTATTACATTAGTAACATCAGCCCGTCTCAGTGAGGTAGATGAAATTATAGTATTAGTAGAATTGAAATTGCCTGATACCCCACCAACCTGAACATAAGACTCCGTGGAATATTCAACTACGCCTCTAGCGGTTATTCGTTTACCATTTGTCTGATAAATCCTATCTCCTTGAAGGAATGCAGGATTAGTATTTGATGTAACATATAAATCTACGAAAGTTCCACCTAATTTAGAAATGTTAACTGTTGTTCTTTTAATAATACCAATATTTCTAATTGGTCCACATAACCACCCCTTCATGACGAATTGCATGGTATTAACAATATATCTTGGAGTTTCCATTGATCCCTCATAGCGGTCACTCATAACAACATTCTGTAATACGACTGGAATATCCATGGCTAAATCTAAATCTGGAATTAATATAATAGATGATGTCCATTCAGGGGCGAAGTATGGTAAAATTTGCTCCACTACCTGCAAATTATCCTCAATATTTTTAGAATATACACTTAATGAAAAGGTAATATTATAAGGTATCAATGTATGAACATAATTATATTCATTACTATTAATTGGATTTTGAATGACTATTTTCTGTTGATTGTTTAACTTCCGGCCTGCATCATAATTTATAGCCGTTATTTCAAATGAAATTCTAGGAAGAGTTATTGCTATGGATCGTTCCGCCTTTAAATCTTCTTCCATTCTAGCAATGAATTTTTGTTTTGGTCCATATGCTATGGGAACAGTTATTGATTGAATTAATGACTCACCACTATCCCGACGTTCAATGATAATATCATTAAATAGTGATCCAAAATATATTACATATTTTTTTAATAAAGTATGGTAATAATAATTATTTGTTAACATTATAGGCTTCCAAATGGGTTAGTGACTGAGAAATCATTGATTAAATCAGATTCAGTCTGAATAATAATATTTTGAAAATTACGTTCTTGTCTATATTCAGTATGATATTCCATTTCAATAACTTCATCATTTTCCGTAGTTAGTTCCCCTCCTAATTCAGAGAGAATAGAGGTTGGACCCGTATTAGCCAATGAAAATTTATTGATGGTATTATCAATTTCTGGAATACCTGTATCAATTCTCTCTGATGAGAATTCAAACAATTCGCATTTAAGAAGAAACACGTAATTTTTACCTAATGTAAAAAATGGTGTTGTGGTATTGACATATTTGATTTCAAAATAACTTCCTGTAGTTGGAAAATAAATAATGTCGCCTTCCATTGGTCTTACATTATTTTCATGATTTCCAATTTCCTCCATATATCTTCTCTTTGATACATTGAATGACATACTATCTCTTATTTCAAATCCAAATTTGGTAATCATATCACCTTGACCACCAAATCCCGTTGTTTCCACAACGTAACCTTCTAGAGTATATGCACGATCAAATAATGAAATTAAATCTTCCTTGAAGATATCATCTAATTTTACTAAAGTTCTTGGTAAATATTTTAATTCTAAACCATGTATTTGAATAGACTCTACTACTAAGTCTTCAATTAAATCTTGTTCTTGTTTATATGATTTATCAAAATAAAAATTTACCGCCATTCATATTATCCTAATAAATACGCGGTAGGTAATGAATATGAATTAATCATTTCACTTTCTAATTCTGAAATTTCGCCTTTAGCTTCTGTAAGAATTCTTTGGCCATCAAAGGTAATTCCACCCATCAACTGAATACCAGTATACTTAGTTAGGTTGATACCCCATTGTTCCTTTATCAGTGCCGTGGCATAATGAGCTAACCACCTATCTCCCCAGGCATCAGTATAAACATCTGGGTCTACAATTTGATAGGCTTCCACAACGATATAATCGCCAGTATTTAACTTTTCCCAATTCATATCAATATACAATTTATTAATATGACGGTTATATCTAATAGGTTGTTTACCTATTATTATTTCCTCAAATAACCTAACCTTACTCATCATTGTATAATATGGAACTAGAGATTGATTGGTATAATGATACATGTCATTAAGGGCCATCTGATATCTAACATCAAACATATTCACGCTACTAATAGCACTACCAATATCAAAAATATTAATAACTCCCATTATATTTTCAGGAATAGTTAAGTACTTATTATCTTTATCAGTCTGAGTTACAACATATTTAAGGAACATTTTTTCAGTTCCATCGAAATGATAATCATAATAATATTTTAATGCTTCATCAATACGATCTTCTACTTGTTCATCTGCAACATTTATTTTAGTGACTGGTGATCCTAATTTTCTAAGGCAATATTCTTTAAATTGTTCTCTTGTTGTAGGAATTGCCATATTAATCTTGCTCCGATTTTAAATATATTACATATTCTTTTCTATCTTGCAATTTAACAAGAATTTCTATATCCTTTATATATACGTTATATTCTTTTTTAGATTCCAATCTTACCAAAGCCATATTAATACGATACTTGTGGATTAATAGTAATGAATCCTTCTACGGCTCTAGACACTACATTTGATGAAGACGTTAATTTGAAATCATAGATATATTTGTCTTTATATGACATATTATTAGTTTGTAATGATGTTAATGTTCCCCGCATAATACCATTTGAAAAAGTATTAACTTGAAATGATACGGGGGTATTGGCCGAAATAAATTTTCTCGCTTTACCTACCCCCGTATATGTGCTAAGATTAATAGTATTATTGGCACTATCTTTAATGAGAAAGTCTACTTCAAAAGTAGCTCCCTGATCAATTATTAAATTTACTGAATCTGCCATTGTAATTCCTTAATTATTCATCATAATAACCCAATTGCTACCATCGGATTGCAGCATTGCAAACTTTCCAGCAACATTGGTTAGTATATTATTTGCCGCAGTATTAGAATCTATTGGCTTGATGGATGCACTTGTGCTATTGATTGTTCTGGCTGCAATGGTTTTAACATACAGAATTCTTCCTGGGTAGGTTGCAGCAGCAGGCATGACTACATTACAATTGGCTGTAGTATCAAATATGATGGATGCATCTGTAGCGGTTACTGTGTAACTTGTAGAACTAACTTTAACCGGAACAGATAAAGCTATAGGTCCAGCCACACTAAATTTTGTATTTGGTGTTGGCGCACCAATACCTACGGTATTAAGGACTGTATCTAATACAAACGTTCCATTATCAATAGTAGTATTACCTGTAATAGTTACTTGATCGGAAAAGACAGCATTTCCTATGGTTATTAAATTTCCGTTTATATATAATTTTTCTGTAGGAGTGCCACTACCAACACCAACATTACCATTAGCAACAATTGATAATTTTGGTCCAGAAGTTAATGCATTATTTGATGACTCTCCGGTAGTATAAAAATGTATGGCTGATGGCATAGAATTTGGCCCCGGCGTCCCATTATTCAATACCATAATTCTTGCGGCTTCAATAGGCTGACCACCATCATCTGCATAAAAATCTAATCTACCAATTTGATCCCCATTAGCTACCGCAGAATAAGTTTCTATATTACCTGATCTAGTTTTATAGAATCCATATCTTGCACCCTGGTTGTGTATATTAGCTGTGGTTGCAGCAAGATATGAACCACCAGAATCTACTAGAGATTGAATTCTATATGCTGTTTTCACAGTGACAGCAGCATTTGCACCAGAAACTAAATATCCTGTACTTGTAATAACTGTTGGTGTGCTATCAGGACTAATTTGATCTTCTACATATAATGCATGACCAGACCCAGATTGTGTAATTTTAAGAGTAGGATTTGTGTCATTACTCTGAATATTCGCTGGGCCTTGAAATATTGCATTAGAAACATTTATATCAGTAAGAAATGTTACTTTATCGTCAAATATAGTATTTCCCGTTACGGTTAATCCGCCACCAATCGCAACATTTCCAGAAACATTTGCGGCACCTGTAACAGTTAATTTAGCATCAGGTGAAGTATTACCAATACCTATGCGATCATTAACATTATCAATATACAGAGTTCCTGTATCAATGTTGGTATTTCCAGTAACAATAAGATTATTTATTGTTACTGTATTTGAAAATGTGGCATTACCTGTTACTGTAACTGTGTTGGAAAAATTTACATTTCCAGTTACGGTCAGAGTATTAGCTAAATTAGTATTACCAATTACTGTTAAAGTATTAGCTAATGAAGCATTACCTGTAACAAATAGATTTGTTAATATTCCAACAGATGTGATATTATTATAGTCACCAGAAATTCTTGCAGTATTTATAGTCCCTGTAATAATATTTGTTGCATTAGTATAATATGAGGAAGGTTGACCATTTAAATAATTAGTATTATTAGAAGTTATATATGGTTGTGATACTGTGGCTAATGTTCCATAAACATTAGCCGATGCTCTAATATCACCCGTTACATTAAGAGTAGAACCTAAATTAGTATTACCTATAATATCAGTATTACCTGTTACATTAAGTTTAGATAATGTTGTATTACCTGTTACAATTAATGTGTTAGATAAATTAGTATTACCATTTATTGTGGTATTACCACTTACAGTAAGTCTAGATAATGTAGTATTGCCCGTTACGATTAATGTAGAACCTAAATTAGTATTGCCTATAATATCAGTATTACCAGTTACAGTCAATGTATTAGCTAATGTAGTATTACCAGTTACAGTCAATGTATTAGAAAATCTAGTATTACCAGTTACAACTAATGTATTAGCTAATGTAGTATTACCAGTTACAGTTAATGTATTAGCTAGAGCAGTATTACCAGTTACAGTTAATGTATTAGCTAATGTGGTATTACCAATAACAGAAAAAGTATTAGATAAATTAGTATTACCAGTTACCACTAATGTATTAGCTAATGTGGTATTACCAGTTACAGATAATTGACCACCAACAGATAATTGACTACCAAATGCTGCGTTTCCTGAGACGTTTGCGGTGCCGGTTACTACAAATTTAGCAGTTGGAGTTATTGAACCACCAACGCTAACATTACCATTAGCAAAAATAGCTAATTTCGGGCCGCCTGATAGTGCACTATTAGAGCCTTCACCTGTAACATAGAAATACATACTTGTAGGCATTGAATTTGGGCCAGGGGTGCCGTTATTCAATACCATAATTCTAGATGCTTCAATTGGCTGACCACCATCGTCCGCAAAGAAATCTAGTCTAGCTATCTGATCGCCATTGGTAACAGCAGAATATAATGCAGTATTTTCAGAACGTGATTTATAAAATGTAATTCTAGCCCCTTGGTTAGATAGATTAGCATATCCAGCAGCAAGATAATTTGTTCCAGTTCCAACCTCGGTTGATATGGATTGTATTCTTGCTACTGCCCCATTAATTGTAATTTGACTATTTGAACCGGCTATAAATACACCGTCATTAGTTATAACAGTTGGATTTGGGTCTGGGCTTGTGGTATCTTCAACATATAGAGCATGGCCAGTTCCACTCTGAGTAATTTTTAAAGCAGGATTTTCATCTGATACCTGCATTGTTGTTGGACCAGTTACAGTCAATGTATTATCTAAAGTAGTATTACCAGTTACCACTAATGTATTAGAAAGTGTAGTATTACCAGTTACAATCAATGTATTAGCTAATGTAGTATTGCCAGTTACCACTAATGTATTAGAAAGTGTAGTATTACCAGTTACAGTTAATGTATTAGATAATGTAGTATTACCAGTTACAACTAATGTATTAGCTAATGTAGTATTACCAGTTACAGTTAATGTATTAGATAAATTAGTATTGCCAGTTACATCTAATGTATTAGAAAGTGTAGTATTACCAGTTACAATCAATGTATTAGCTAATGTAGTATTGCCAGTTACCACTAATGTATTAGAAAGTCTAGTATTACCAGTTACGGTTAAGGTATTAGATAATGTAGTATTGCCAGTTACATCTAATGTATTAGAAAGTGTAGTATTACCAGTTACAATCAATGTATTAGCTAATGTAGTATTGCCAGTTACCACTAATGTATTAGAAAGTCTAGTATTACCAGTTACGGTTAAGGTATTAGATAATGTAGTATTGCCAGTTACAGTTAATGTATTAGAAAGTCTAGTATTACCAGTTACAATCAATGTATTAGATAAATTAGTATTACCAGTTACAACTAATGTATTAGAAAGTCTAGTATTACCAGTTACAATCAATGTATTAGATAAATTAGTATTACCAGTTACAACTAATGTATTAGCCAAACTTACCGAATTAATATGACTAATTGTTCCAACCACTAATAAATTAGCTTGCATAGTAACATTAGAAGTGATAATTAATGTAGCAGGTGATGCTACTGATCCCCCTCGTAGTGCTGTGCCAGCAAATATAGTATTTGCACCAAAAATTCCGGTAATGTAACCATTTCCAGATGATGAATTTCCTGAACTACTATTATCAACCGTTATTACATGATTACTAATCGCACCAAGAGCTTGATTTACTTTACCTATTAAATTACTAAAGGTATCTGCGGATACATCGACATTGGCAATTGCTATACTCATTAAATTTTCTTCTCCAATACTATCTTCATTAGAAGATTTTTAATATCTATGATATCTTGCTTTAGTTCTTGATGCTCTTCATACATTTTTAATAATTTTCTATCGTTATTTCTTTTATTTTTATATGACATAAGAGAGTCATCATCAGTATTTAGTATAGCTTTATTATTATTATCCCTAACTAATTCTGGGTTATCTATTACTTTATGTTTCATTATATTTGAACTGCTATTGCACGCATGTCTCCAACTCTAGGAACAATATAAGATTGATCACTAGTTAATATAATTTTTAACGCAAAAGTATTATATCCATCAAAATATGAACCATCCTCATTATAATATCTTACAATAGAACTATTATTTGCATTTAGGAATGCAGTAGGAGTTAATGTTGCATCTGTTCCCGAACTAATAATATATTGTAATTCTTTATTATCAGATAAATCCACTTTACTAGAATATGGTTTAGGAGTAACTTCCTCCATTAATGACCAATATTTGTTATCCAGACTTTCTGAATCTTCTCTATTCAGTAATTTACAAAATACATAAATCTCAGTATTAGCTGGTCTATATGCAGTAAGATAAACAACTAAATCTTCCGCTTCCTGAGTTAGAAGAACTGACTTGGAAATATATTTATTGCCCATTTTGCCACCAGATGGTGATGCCTCATTAATAATTAATTGACTATTAGCTCTGGATACTTTATTATGAATTAATAAAGCTGATCTTTTAATATCATTTAAAGTTGGAGTTAGATAATCTGTATTTGAAGTAAAATCTGCTTTTATTTGAAGTGATTTTGTTCCCCCATCAAAATAAAGTTCATCTGATCTTGATCTTACAACTCTACTTTTATCAACTAATTTCTGATTTTTATCGAATTCGACATTTATGAACGAAGTGTCTAAAGTATTAGATGCTAAAGATGTCCCTTTGAATGATAGAGTTAAATTAGTTTTTGGTGGTTCTGCTCTTGCAAATTGTGGAACAATTTCATCATATACATATACTCCTAATGAATATAGATTAGCGGCTGTTCCAGAAATTTCACCAATAAGTAATGGATTAGTATTCTTAGAAACATACAGTTCTCTAAAATTCATTGTGCTATTAGCAGTAGACCTTTTTAAAATTAAATCTCTTGTTCCATTAATATAAGTTTCTTCTCCATATAATGCACCATTAGTATATAAAAACCCAATGGTAGCATTATTATCATTAAATGTTGGAGATGCATTTATAGTTAATACAGTATTGGCCGCACCATTAACAACACCTAAAATTTGTCTAATATCAGTTTGTGATTGCCCATTAGAAGATAGATAAATTAATTTATTTGTTGCATTAAGATAAGCAGAGTTTGCAGGAGTAATTGTTATTGTCGTTGAAGTCTTGCTAGTCAATACATTACTCGAACCAATGACACCATTTGAAACAAAAACTTTTTCTCCGCGCAGAAATGGCTTACTATTCGTTAATACTTCTCTCTGTAGAAATTCAGTATTAGCATTAGTAAATGTAAGATCGCCTACTAATGTTGGAAATGTAGTTCTAACCATTCTGAATTTTAAATCTTCATTTTGATATGGCGTCCATGTTCTTCCATTAGAAGATGTAAGTAATACACCAGTAGATGGATTTGTAGAAATTAATCCTTTTCCACCAACATCAGTTTTACTTAATTCAGATGTCCACAATTCAAAATCTGGATGATCGCCATCAGCGGATATTACCATAGCATATTCTTTTTGTGTTTTTAGAAATGGAGGAACCCCAAATAAAAACGCAACACCATCTATTGAACTATTTAATTTAGCTTGGGTATCATAACCTGGAATAATTGTTCTAAGTGTGCTGGTTAAATATCTACATTTAGCAAAAGGAACAATACTTTGTGTAGGAATGCCATTTTCTACTTCATGAATAGCTAATGTAATTCCTATATTATCATCATCGGGAATTTTCCCAAAAAATAATTGAATAAATGTGACAAAAATACCAGGAGTATCATATGTTGGATCAGTTACATAGAAAGTTTGTGCAATCATTAAAATATCATTCCTTATTTATTTAATATAGATTATATATTAACCACCCTCTGAACTTGTTCCATCAGGAAGGGTATATCCATCTGGTATTTGTGTCCAACCACTCACATCATGTCCTAGGAGCGCGTATGCCCATGCTACATCAGCACTACCAGAGAGATTAACAAAGGTTACATATCCTGGACCATCTTCAGCATTTACCATAGCATATGAATAGGAAATTTCTTGACTATTAACATAACCATCAATTTCTGGCGTAGCAGTTGGTGGAGTTGCTTGTGAATTAATTAAATAAGTCTGTTGCTGATCCCTAGAAACCACACCATTTTGATATTGTGTTGGTGGAATAATAGTTGGACTATCTGATATTGGAGTATTCAAACTGGTTTTAGTTAGAGTTGAACTTAAATTAATATCATTTGGCTGTGATTGTATATTTAAGGATGATTTTGAAATATCAATATTGCTACCAAAGAATATTGCAGAAGCCTCAGATGTAATTGTATCACTAGAAGTTACAACATTGATAACGTCAATAAGTTTAAATATTCTTTCCCCAGATAGGAATATCCCTTTTGGAAGATAAAATAATCCATATATTGAACCTGTAGAATCTGTTTTTAATTGGCCACCATAAGTTCCTGTTGGAGTATAAGTGTCCGAAGTTTGTCTACAAAAAATGGACACATTAACATTATCAAAAAATGGATATACAATAGTATTGGGTTTTAATGCAAATCCATAGAATTTGATTAAAATAGGATCAAGGTATGGTGTAATATTAATATCTTGAACATAATTGCCAGTAGAGAAAGTTTTAGATGCCTGTGAAGGAACTACTTCCGCTGATAGATTATTTTCAATACCACTTATCCCACTCTCAACTCTATATGATGAACCAATAAGAACGTGATTCGCCACTTTAACATTACCTAATGTAGCCAAATCAGCGGTTAATGCTGGATTAGTTGTAACGTCTATCTTATGATTGCCAGGAGGATCAAGAATAATTCCGCCTTTGAATGTAAATACTGTTCCCTCTGATACTTTTCTCAATTTACTTGCCACAGGCTGACTTACTAATTCCGCCTGATCCGCACTTAACATTGTAACTTTATTTGTAGTATCACTTTTATTATTAACATATCTATCATATGTAGTTACCGCAGTATTACTACCAGGGGAAATCATAAGATCAATCCAATTCATCATTTGTCTTGGAACGATCTCTGAATTTTCAAAATCATAACCTGGGGAGAAATTCTGAAATTCTACGCTATCAGTATCAGAAACTAAAATATCATTGAATGAATCTACTAGAAATCCATTTTTAAATCTATCATTTCCACTACCATCTAAAATTTTCATTTGTTTGGTGGCTGTTTCTAACAGACTTAATGTTGTATAGTATTCGAGACGATTAACACGTTGCTCTAAAGTTCCAATGTCTTTCATAGTAAATCTTTTAGTTTGTTGGACTGATAGATTTACTGCATAGTCTGGTCTTTTATAACTTACTGATAAGTTATATGGAAGTGATGGATATGGAGGAATATCAAGAACTGCAAGAGTCATACTATTTTGTTTATCTGATGGTGTTCTTGGTGAGATTGATGGAATTCCTTCTTTAACACCAACATTACCTTTAGTATCAACATATAATTTATCAATACGACCAACATAATATGAGAAATCTGTAGTGAATTCCTGATCTGGCGTAAATGAATATGCCCCGCCGCTTGCAATAGCATAATAAGCGGTATTGCTTGGATTTTCTGTAGCAGTATTTGCTAATGTTGCACTGTTGGCAGTATTGGCTTTTATAGGGCGGAAATCAATAGAATCTCTAAGGTCTAATTTAATGCCATTTGATCCAGTAAATAATGGGATTTCTTGTGTTGTGATAGCTGATGTATTAGAGGTATTGGCATCATCAATTGGATAAGACTCTACTGAAAGAAATCCAACTCCACTTGATCTACTATGAGTAAAATGATCTACTTCAATTAATAATCTATCAGTAGAATTTAATGTATATCCTGGTTTTAGATATATCTGTCCAAGTTCATATCTATCATCTCTCTGGCCATCATCTAATGTAAAATTATTCATAGCATTTTTATTTGATGTGCTATATTCACCATATGTTGATGTAGAATTTCCTTGATAAATTCCACGTAGTTTATGGATATCAGGAAGTCCTAATGACCATGGACCCGTGGTATTAGATGTATTAATATTAATTTTAACAAATCTATTTTTGTTAATAACTTTAGATGCACCAACCGCAGTTTCTCTTCTGAGATTATAATATGCTGTAGCATCTAAATCTTTATTTAATGTAGTTCCAAGATAAATATTTGCAGAGCTAGTAGAAACTACTATAATATTAGCTGTGGGTTTAGTCATATTGACGACACTTCCAGCAGGAATATGTCTCATTACTTTGGCGCCGGCTGGGAATGTTCCCACAAATGCAGTATTTACATTCAATGAAGTATTAGAATTCACAACAGTAATTTGTCTTAATTCTGCTGTTGTTGAATTGGCAACATAGATGAAATCGCCAGCCTCTAGGTATAAATCGGATGATGTATTAGCAAAGAACGTTCCTGTTCCAGTAATAACATTTCCTGATGTAGAAACTGTTCCATTTAAATTCGCAGTATTAGCAGAATTGGTTGCAATAATCATAAAATCTAATTCTGATGTGGCTGATAAGGTTCCACCACTATATGGCAATTCTTGACCGGATGTTCCTACGCCAGTGGTGGGAATTGATAATACACCAACAGAACTTTGTGATTGAGTAAAGGTGAAATTATTAGCTGATCTAAAATTATATTGTGTAACATAATCATCAGGAGCGGAAGATGAATTTCTTAAATTTCTTACGGCTCTCTTACCTAATGGCAATACTAAACTGGATAAATTAGTTTCCTTCAATACCGCCAGACCAGATTCTAAAACTAAATCACAGAAGGCTTTACCTAATCCAGAATTGGCGTATATGGATTTAACACTACTAAATGTTTTCCCGCTATTCATTTTAATATTAAATAAATATACTTTATATTGTGCCGTAGATTTGCCAGGAATTCCGCTGTAATACAGAATAGTTCTTATATTAGCAGTTCCAATTTCATTACCCTGAACTGTTCCTCCGCTTAATTGACCAGTGGAAACGGACGCCTGTGTAGTATCTCTGAGACTAACCCCAACGTTGGTTAATTGATTAATATTAAATACCCCAGAAAATTCAGAAACATAAACATAATTACCAAAGTTACCAGTGATAGTCTGACTTTCTACATATTCTACATCATTGCCTTTTCTTACAGCAATATTACTTTTATCATTGAATTCTACTCTATACCCATGAATATAACCAATACCTTTATCTACAACAGCATTTAAATGTGTAGTATTAGCCAGATCATCTGAATATTTTATTCCAGTAGTAACATTGAATGGAGATACAACATAATTACCACTTTCTTCATATGTTCTACGGGCTAATTCATTTCCTAAATTAGCATATTGTGGATCAGTTAAAATACGATTTGCTTTACCATCTACAAATGTTGCTATTGTGAAGAAATTAGTAGTATTAGTTGTGCTGACACTATCTGTAGTTCTAACCGATAGTAATGGAGTTAATTTTAATCTATGTGATCCAGGGGCATTGTAGTTAAATGAACCTTGTGCATTATCAAGTAATGATACATCTATTTCAGGAGTAATAATTTCTTCTTTAGTTGTAAACCCAATAGATACATTATTTGGATTAGCATCATATTTAGACACTACTATATTTTGTTCCGCAACTCTAATAAATGTTCCCTTGTGAAAAATTTTCCCATCAGAAATACTAGCAACAAATCCATTACCAGTTGGTGTCATTGATGAATTAGCAACTGTAACTGTGGCAAAATTAACATTAGCAGATGTGTATACAGTTAAAGTATCATCTGCATTAAATATAGATTGTTGCGTTCCATTAGTATATAAACCACTATTAGTATATTTAATATATAAAGTTTTTAAATCTGGGCTGCTGCCTTCTGACCCTTCATATGAAGTTACGACATATGCATATAAATTGCTTGTGGAGCGTAAATATTTTCCATCTAAATCTATTGTTGAAACTGCCGCTCCATTTTGATAATTATCTGTTAATTTTAAATAATTAACATTAGTATCAAAAGATAGACTACAACCATCTATAACTGATCCGTCAACAAAAAGATGTCCACCTAATTTCTCAATTTGATCCTGTTGGATTGATTGCATTTGAGTAAGCTCACGAGCCTGAACAGCCGTAGCAGGTCTAAATAAAAGTCTATAATAATTATTAGTTTCATCGAAATCGTCATAATATGGGACTTTATTTAAATCAGTTTCTAATGGCATTTAGGTATCCTTAAAATTTAATCAACAATCTTACTGTTTCTTTAGTAGTTGGAGTCCGCTCAATATATTCTCTATTTTCTATATATAATACCTCACCACTATCTCTTACTAATTCGGGATAAATAATTGTATTACTTAGAGATACATATCCATTAGCACCAGAAGTTACTCCAACAATATAATTAGTATTACTGATAGCCCATGTTCCATCTACATCAGAAATAACCAATACTGGATATACTCTTGATACGGCAGAATTCGCACCGGATGTGCTGCCAGTAATGAAATATCCACTTTGATTACTAAATTGTCCGCTAATATTTGTCAATTTCATATATGTTGAATTAGCAAATCTCATTATACCTATAGCTTCAGATGTATTTTGAGTTATAGTTTCATTCTGAGAAAATGGTATAGTATTTCCAGTAAAGGTTAAATCTATATCATCCACGTTAGAATACACAACAGCATCACCTAATTTGCTACCAATAACATAAGACCTCAATTGAATCGTTTCATTATTTTGGAATGATTGAGTATTGGACGATAAAGTAATTCTACCTAATTGAGAAAATCTAGAGAATGTTGTTGGTTTAGTATTTGACGCTAAACTAAATCCTGCTGAATTTGAATAAGTATTGGTTGATGTATCATAAATTGTTTCTCCAATAGAGAATGTTCCTGATGCATTAGTAACTTCAATATAATGATCATCCCTAGCAACTAAAATTCCTTTTGCCCCAGTATTTTGCTGATAAATTACTTGTGTTCCTGGGTTCTTCTGAAACACATTTAATGTATGAACTCTCGTATTACCAACTGACCCCGACTGCAATCCTAAAATAGAATCATTTGCATTATTAGCTGCAAAACTTCCTCTTATATCATCAATGTATAACGTTGTATTGGTTCCATTCTCAGATACTAATAATACTCTGGCAGAAGAATCTGTATTTGCCTGATATATGATTTCATCATTTAAAAATGATCCAGTGGCATTATTGACTATTAATGTTGCTCGTTTGAAATTGGAATTTGACGTTGGAGTTAATATAGTAACATCATCAAATAAGGGATTTTTAATTAATCCCACGGTTCTATATTTACCATATCCAGGAAAATCATATGATTCATCTGCTGCATTATTAAAATCTGTAGAAATCATAATATAATTGGCACCTAATTCCATAATAGGATCATACCCATGACCATTAACTGGACCAATACTACAAATTACATTAGCCCCATTACCATATGTTGAATTAGCAGTAATAGTAACATTCGCCTCGGTATATCCTGTTCCCTGATCTATAACTATAATTGATTGGATACTATAATTAGTGGTATTAACTACCGAATATGCTAATGCACCAGAACCATCGCCGTCAATATTTACTCTAGGAGAAATTACATATTCAGTATCTTCATCTGGTAATGAAGATATATTTCTTATTTTAGCACTACTACCACTAGACGTAGTTATTTCTGCCCCTGGTCTAAATGTTCCAGTAGTATCATTAACAGTTATAGAAGGTCTAGCGGTTACAGTAACGACATTTGCAGTAGCAGAGGACGTATATCCAGAAACAGTAAATGTTACAGTTGAATTTGTTGCCTGAAATCCTGGACCCTGAATATTAGATAAAATTAATGTTGAATTATTTGAAAATACGACTGTTCCATTACTTGATGTTCCCGGCTGATTAACACTTTCTCCAATAACAAACTGTGAGCTTCTATTACCTATTAGAATTTTAACGCTATTTAGATCAGAAAAAATAGTTGTGCCATATGCAAATCTACTATCAACTACACTTACCGTAGCCGCAGATGGAACTTTATAAAATACATTTGCTGAAAATGCTGCATCAAATCCACCATCGGATGATCCAGAAATAGTTAAACTTGTATTACTTTGAATTGAAACAACTCTTCTGAAATAATCACCAACTTGGATATAATGTGGTAAAGTTGCCGTGGGGAAAAATGTAGAGAAAAATGTTCCATTGCCTGTTACTGTATTAGATGAAGTATTACAAGAAATAGTTCCCGTTCCTAATATACCACTATCACCGAAAGTAATAGGTAAATCAGCCACGAAATTGCTCTCTGATAGGCTTATGCTAATAGATGTAGGTGTGGCGCGATAAATAGTTCCAATGGCACCAGTGACGCTCTGTGTGACAGTATCGCCAACATCCGCCGCACCAGCTAGATATGTTAATTCTAATGCATATGCATCTTGTGTTATTAAATCACCAAGAAGAAAACTTCCGCTTGTGTTTGATACTTCTAAATTGAAAGCAATGTCCAAATCATTTTCTAATATTACTGTCTTAGTGGTTCCATTATATGACACGATTTTTTCTATCTGGCCAGCACCTAGACCATTCTTTAAATATATGGCAGAGTTAGTATAATAATTACTATTTCCTGATGCATTTGCACTAATTACTAATTCACTAGAACTGACAACACTCTGTAAAAATCCAGTATTAAATGTCGTCCATAATGATCCGCCTGATTGAACCTTAATAACATCTATTCCACCAGGAATAGCAGACTGTTGAACAATAGTATTAGCAATTACTGGAATATAATTTCTGGTTGAAAATTTAAGCATATCACTATTATCAATAGTATACATGTATTTCCAGACATAATTATCACTCGTCTTAAAAATTGCATTAGATACTAATGTTGGTTTTATAGTAGAAGCTAATCCATTATTATTATCTAAAATTTTATACACTCTTTGTTCTGGTGTAACAACGAAAAATGAGTTGCTGTATAAATCAACATTGTCTTTATCATATGCATTATAAACTGTATTTGAAACCCAATCATATCTTGGTATCATATGTTTTACGTCTGTCGTAGTAATCTTTTTACCAAATATAATTTCATCATATATCATATGTTCTATAGTAGAAATTGTAGTATTAGTTGATGGTGGATTTTGCTCATCATCCCAGGGCGTATGATTAGATGCAAACATATAATAATTAGTATTTGTAGATAATAATGAATCTACAAATACTTCAGCATTATTTATCATATGTTTTTTAGTTAATTTTCCTGCCATTATTTTATCCTAATAATTTCTAATTTTACTATAAGTGTTTGAACTATAACTATTTAATATAGCTGTATCTAATTCTAAATATGTATTATTAGCTATATATGTAATGTTTCTCTCATAGCTATCAATTTTAATAACATCATTATTAGCAAAAAATGATGTAAATACAGTATTATTACCCGTCACAACATTTGAAGTTAGACAGGTAACTGTTCCATTACCAATCAATTCTAATGTGCTTTCTATTAGTTCACTTTCATCATCAGTTAATGTTGTGGTTAATAAAAACTTACCGAACATTTCAGTCCCAATAGGATGAACTAATTTTCTAACAACATCATTATATCTATGATAATTAATATCAGATTGTAATTCATATGAATACTCCTGATAATATCTACTATCCTGAATTTTCTTATCAGAATTTAAGAAACCTCTAGTAGATTTCCATTCTCCCTCTGCTTTACCCTGATTTAATACTAATGCTCTACCAGTCACACTAAATGATGAACCAGATTTCTGCATATTTACATATTCACCGGGTTCATAACCATATCCACTATCAACTAAGGCTAGACTTGTTACAACGCCATCAGCAATACCTGCCGTGGATGTAACTACAGCATTATTCCCTTTAATTCCTCCTAAGTCTTCTATTTGTAATGATGACATAGGATAATAATTAAGGGTAACAAATGGATTTAAACTATATCCCGATCCAGGAACTATACTATCTAAATATTGAATTTTCCCAACTTCATTTAATTCATAATTTAATAAATCATTAATAATAGTATTACTAGTATCACTTACTCCATTAAATGAATATACTGAATAGGTAAGAATATCTCTAACATAATTGGTATTAATACTCACATATTCAGTATCATAAATATTACCAATTCTGAATGATGCTCCTGTTCCGCCACCTTCAATATCAGTAATAACACCAGAACCCGTATTACTACCTCCACTTATAGAATATACATAACAATTAACACTTGAAGCATCAGTAATAATGATATTATTTGCTCTAGTTCCAGTATAGAAAGATTGGGTGAATGATCCTAATGTATCAATTACTATGATAGATGTGTTATTAGTATTGGTTTCAATTGCTCCAATAATTCCATTAGCAATTTTAGTTGCCCCATTATATTGACTAATTACATCGCCTACTGCAATATTATTAACAGTATTAGCTAATTTCCCAATGTGCATTAATAATGCTGTTTTTATAGAACTACCAACTGTAAATCCACTAGAAATTTCCTTAATAATGACTTCATTGCCTGAATTAGTATACACTATTCCATTAGCCAAATTATCTGCCTGATATAATAATTGTCCAGATGAAATATTATTATTTCCTGATGATAATGTTAATGTAACTCTAGGATATATTATTGGAATAGCGGTTCTAGAATATCCTGACCCTGGGGAAATTAATTTAAAATTTACTTTACCATCGGAGGGTATCGTATTTACAACTCTAGCTTTACCGGATTTGCCGTTACCAGAAATATCAAGAATATCACCAATAGAAAATTCTGCTCCACCGTCAATAACACTAACCCCTGTTAGAGAACCTAATATTTTAGGGATATTTTCAATGTCAGTAGAATTAGCAAATCTAATATATTCCCCTCTATCAAAAAATCCATTTACATTTGAAATAGTTAAAATTTCAATAGTTTTTCTATTGACAACTAATTGTTGATAATTTTCAATTATGGCAGATGCCCCACTACCAATACCTATAATTTTTCTGTTCACATATGTTTGTAAATCTGGAACATATGAGACTTCAAGATATTGTGGAACATTCCATTCTCCATCAGAGAGACGTAATATATCTCTTCCTGGTAAATATACTGTTACATCCTTATCAAATAGGGCGCGGAAAAGAATATCATATGATTTCTCATTTCCTTTATTCCTATAA